GACGTAATAAGGTAAGGGTACTGTCATGGAAAATAGTAATGATTATGCCAGGCTTAGTGCCGAAACTTTCGATTCCTTTCTCGCCCAATTCGGGCCACCAGACATCTACACCACAATTCTGCTCGAAGAATTGTTCGCTGTACTTCTGAATTATAAAGGAGTGACAAATGCCCAACCTGTGGATATACCTCAGCAAGAGGGACAAGAGTGATGTGAAATTGGTCGTGATCTTACAGTCGGACGCCGAAGTGCCACCGATGCGGTTCCCCGGCACGGACATCTTGCAACTGGTGCCGCCGTGGGCCAGCGAGATCAACCAGTACATTGACTTTAACCAGATGCTTTACGACCCCTGGATGGAAACGGCAGCCACCTTTGTGGATTTGCGCAAGTCACTACTGAAGCGGGGTTATACCAACCTGCCGCTGCACGCCAACATTGAGTTCGGCAGGTGCCGCTCGGACGACTGCCCCGTGCAGAAGATACGGAAGGTGGTGAATAAGAACTTGATGATCCAGCGTGGAGCTCAGTAAACTCGCCGGACGAAGAGGCGGGAGATAATGAACGAACCGGAATTCACTTCGATAAGAAGGGACGACCCGTCCATCTCCGCAACCCGCCCGCCTTGCCTCCTGAAATCCTTGGCGACTTCGTAGAGGTCGCCGGACTCCGGCTCGATCTTTTCCAGCAATTTCTTCATGCTGATCTTCGATTCGACGGACATGCCAACGATGTCGTTGGTCTTCTCCTCAGTGTTTTGGTTTTCCATCCACTTCTTAAAGTCATTCAAAGAGAAGGATGGTTCTCTGTACTTCTTTTTCATTTACTCCTCGAAGAACCTCGATATGTTCTCTGGCTCTATATATATGATTCCTTCATATTCTGGACCGCTGGAGGAGTTGATAATGCGAATATCTGGTATTGCTTTTTTCAACCAGTACAGGTTCGCCTCAATTAGAGAGTGAGAAATCCTCTGCTGTGGATACATCCACAGGCCGTTGTTGAGCTTTTCGGCCGCAGGTCGCTCGTCGGCAAAGGAGTCGTCGCAGCAAAATAATGCCAGACGTTCGACCCGGAAGCGGTAGGCAAGACCGATGGCGGCACAGATGGGATTGCGGTAATCGTCTATCTGGTACTCGATCTCTTTGCTCTTCGGCCCCGAGTACACCTGCTCGCTCACCGGCATGTAGCGATAGATCGTACCACGGTAGTTCTTCAAGAACCGTGAATTCGTCCGTGTGGACGCAATGCACTTTGGGAAGATTCTTTTCGGCAGATAGTTCACGCACTCGTCGTAAGGGTTGTTCACGACGTAATAACCCGGCACCCTCGTCGTGGACTTCCATTTCGCCAAAGCTTTATTCACCGTGATGATCGTTATGTTCTTCGGCAGTTCCGCCAGGTACTTTTGCCTTTCGTCAAAGTCGTAGCCGTCCGAGACGATCACGATGTCGGGATGCTCGAAATGCTCGGAGTCGATCCAGGCGTGCATGGCGGTGGAATTGGCGATCTCGTTTTGCAGAAAGACCGGGTAATCCTGACTGCGGCCGAGATGGTTGATGTCCACATAGGGCACGGCTTCTTTGGCGAAGTTGCGAACCCACAGTCCTTCTGGAGTTGCCAGATATTCGTTTCTATTCGGATGCTTCTTTATACGCATTACTTCCTCGGACAAGGTACAATGGCCACACAGGGAGGACCGTCTTCGTCGCCCTCGCCGGTTAGCTTACTTATGTCGAGATGAATTTTCACGTCAATCGGATTACCACGGTACACCATCTCTACCTGCGGGTTCTCCGGCATGACTAATTGAATTGTGGACGGCCCGACCAGTTCAATCGTGGACGGGGCGCCGACGAACCGGATCGTGTCCGGTATGCCCGAGGTATCCAGGCGGATCGAAGGCATTTCCTTGGGCATGTCGAGTTTGATGACCGATGGTATCTCCGGCGTCTCAAGGCGAATCAACGTCGGGATGTTGATGCCTTCGAGTTGAATCGAACTCGGGATGTCGTGAACGATAGTCACCTGCGTCGGGATCGGTTTCTCCGGCCCAATGATCTTGATGTCCGGTATCTTGGGAGCCTGCACGTCGATGATGACCGGAATGTCGTGGATGACACGGATGTCCGGCAACTCCGGCGGCAGAATCTTGATCTCGGTCGGAATGCCCAGGGCCATAGCGTCTACGCCAAGTACCGACTGAGCTTCCAGATCGCCAAAATCATCACCGGCGAAGCCGAAGCCACCGTCCATTGCGAATGCCGATACGGACGGCGGGTTCGGATTGGGGCATTGCACCGTGACGATGCACGATAGCGTGGGCACCGGCGACCAGTTGACGTTCACCGTTGGGGCCGGGCCGAATTCGATGATGCTCGGTATGTTGATGGGTGCGAAACTAATCACCGAAGGCACCGACACCGGGCCGAACTGGATCATAGACGGCATACAGCAAACCGGCCCGAACTGGATCAAGGATGGCAAGCAGCATACGGGTCCGAACTGGATCAAGGACGGTATGTTCTGGACCGGCCCGAACAGGACTTGACTCGGAATCTGTACGAAGCCCGGCCCCATGTCGATCAAAATCTCGCTCGGCAGGTCGAAGTTCGGCGGGGCGATGAGGAAAATTTCACTCGGGATGTCGGTCGGCCCCATCGTCACCTGCACGTCCACGAAGGCGGCGATGCTGACGCCCACCATCGTCGGGGCGAACTGTACCACCGGGAAGCCTGGCAGCGGGCCGAAACTCAACTGGATCGGGCCGAAGTTGATGATCGGCGTCAAGTTGATGGGCGAAAACGTCGGCGCTGGCCCGAAGCCAACCGGGCTGATGGAAATGGGCGAAAACGTCGGCGCTGGCCCGAAGCCAACCGGCGATATCTGCGGTGCCGGCGCAAACTGAATCGGTCCCGGCGGCGTGATAGTAATGACGCTCGGGATGTTGACCGGGGTGATCGTTATCACGCTCGGCAGCGGGAAGGGCGGCTCGAACATGATGACGCTCGGGATGTTGATCGGGCCAATCGGCGTCAGGTCAATACACGGTAGCTGAATCGGCGGCGGCGCTATGATGACCGAAGGTAGTGTCACATTCGGTATCACAATGTCCGGGATCGCCGGGCATTCCGGGAGCGGTATCTCAAACGGCGGCGTCGGAGGTATTTCCGGCGGCGGCTGCGGGTTGGTCCGGGCGTAAGGCGTCTGGACGATGGCACAACTGTCCGTCGATACCTGGATCACCGGGTCAATCGTCGCATTTGGGGCATACTGGTGCTGGCCGTTCGTCGGAGAGGTCGTGAACTGGCCGTCTCCGAAGTCGAGCCGGAAGTCTCCCAAGGCCCCGGTGGACTGGATGAAGTATTGTGCCAGGGTGCCCCCGGCCGGGTCCGTACTCAGGATGTCGAACTGGAACGTGATGTCCGGGCAGCCGAAGTCGTCAAAAATGACCGGCAGGGCGTGCAAACACCGAATGCGGAAGTCCAGCGTCTCGGGGCGTGGGTCAAAATTGATGCCCACGAAATTCTCGATCTGAATGATCGCTTCTGCCAACTGGTTGTGGTGTTCTGCGATGACGAAGCCACGCACCCAGGTGCCCGCCTTGTTGTGCTTCGTCCGCTTGCCGCCCAAGTTGCGGGCGCAACGCTTCAAACGGAATACCTTGCCGTTGGCGTCTTTGTCCACGGCGTCATAGTACAGAAGTTCTCCCTCGATGTTGGCAAACCCGTTGTCGGCCCAGATTTCCGGCCGGTCAGCCGGAACTGGAACCAGTTCAATGGTTTCGCCCCAGGGTTCGTTATCTTGCGTCAGTTGGGCTTCGCTCGTGTTGTAGACGAGGAACAACGTGTAATCGCTGTCGATACCGAATGGGTAAACAGGTTGTGGAGGAATGCCAAATGCTGTTGTCATGTACTCCTTAGAAAATTCCCATCTGCCACTGTTTGGCATTCGGTCTGGCACCCATCGAGCTAAACGTCAATGTATTTACGTCGAACTTGATGAATGCATTCGGGCTATAATCGAAACTCAAGTAGGCCCGACTGTCCCCGTCTGAGGCCGCTATCAACGTATTCGCCTGGCTGTCGTAGTTCGTCTTCGAGATGTCCTGCAAGCCACGGAAGGAGGCCGAGTTCAGGCCCGGTCCACCCGTTTGCCACAGACCCGTTATGTCGTTATAGACCGACACCGCCCCACTGTTGTTGAAGAAGAACAGGCCGCTGTTCAGCGGCACCAACTGGCCCTCCACCTTGGCCGGGCCGGTCATGTCCGGCAGCTTGCGTATATTCTGGAACTCTATCGTGCCCACCGGCTCCGTCCGGTAGAACGTCTTGATGCGGAAGAAGCTGCCCACGCCGTCGTTCCGCAGGAAGTAGCCGTTCGTGCCTTTCCAGGCACTCCGGTAGGTGGCGAAATAACCGCTGGCCAGTGTGCCGCCGTTATAAGTGGCGATATTGTTTTGCAACTCCACGGCACCGTTGTGGTAATTCGACGGTATCAAGTTATGCTGGCCGAACGTCATGGTCGCCATGTCGAGCGTCAACACCTGCTGGTTGGCCGGCGAGGTATTCGGCGCCAACGGCTGGGCCAGGACGTTGCCCAGGATGAAATAAACCTTGCTCGGTGAGTTCAGGGACACCCAATTCCACGGTCGGAAGCCCGAATTACGGGTCGTATAGGTGTCGCTAAAGCCGTTATATTCAGCGATATTGACCTGCTCCTCGCCAGGACCAGCCACGTCACTGCGTCCGCTGGCCCAATAGATCAGGGCCGTTCCCTGCTGCCCCGAGGAGCTTACGCCCCGCTGCGTGAAGCCGACGTTGCGCAGATATTCCTGCTGCATCTGGGCCAGGACGGACGGGTTCGGCGCCAGGTTCTTGAGAAAGCGGGTGTCCGTGTCAATATTCCAGGACGTGCCGGATTTCGTCTTGAAGGTTTCGCTGATAAGCCCGAACTCGTTCGCCTGGGCGAACTGGTTGTTGCCGCCGGGGAGGTAAGTCCACATCCACAGGTTGGTGTTTTCCACGATGTCGAAGGCGTTCGCATATTTGGTGATGCGGTAAGCGCCGAAGCGGGTATCCGTTCGCAGCACCAAGTCGTAGACGCCGCCGATACTGAAGGAGGCCCTAGTCGCCGGGGCGCTGCCGTGGGTGAGGTCGTCTCCCAACGACCATGTATATTGTGTAATTGGGTCGATGGGGATGCTGTTGCCGTCCACCAGTTCGCCCGCATATGTTCTGCCGGTATTCGAGTTGATGCCCGAGTTGACGCCCATGTCGATCAGGGTGTTGGCCGGAGAGCGGATGCTCGGCGTGGTCGTATAAGGCCCGCCGACCGGGACGCCGGGGGTGACGGTTTGGCCAGACCTGGGGAAGAAATCCACTACCGCCACGTCCGGGGCACCGATCCGCACGTTGATAAGCTCCGGGAACACTACTTGGTCAGTGCCGAAGGAGTTAGTGACGGTCAGGCTCACGTCGTAAACGCCGGGACAGGTGTATATCTTACTGATCGTGGCACCCGCCAACATATTGTCGATTTCCACAACCGAGGCGTTCGACGGGATGACGCAGGATATAATGGAGGCCGTTTCGTCCCCGAAGTCCCAGACGAACTTCACGGTGTCCTTGATACAGCCGTCGCCCAGACGGAAGCTCTGGTTGGTGAACACGACCGTCAGGGGCGCCAGGCCGATCCGCTTGTTAACCGTGAACCAAGCCTTCGGGCTGAGGACCAGCTTGCGCAGGAAGTTGATCCGGCCTTCCATCGTCGGGCCGAACGGCCGGATGTCTAGCGTCCCTTTGACGCCGATGAATTTCTCGATGGCGATGACGGCGTTCTTGATATTGTTGTGGTGGTCCGACATGACGTTCTGGGTCACGTCGGTGACGTGCTTCGGCTTCACTACGTCGATAAATCCGGGCAGTATTTCCAGGCCGGTGAACTGCGTGGCCGTGCGGCCGTTATAAAAGAACGACAAGGCCCGCAGCGGCGGGTCGTTGCATTGCTCGGTCAGCGTTATCAGGCCGGTCGCCGGGAAGAGCGTGAACATGATGCCTTGCGGGTCGTTGACGGTAATCGACGTGTCGCCGGGGTGATAATCTTCCGCCAACTGAACACGAGCCGAGTCGTGAACGACGTAGAGGTTCGTTTCGGTATCAAAGACATCAGGGTAATTGCTCGCAGTCGGTATGGTCATCAAAACACCGTTATCGTATCAACAAGGAAAACTCGCTGGAGCGTCTGGTCGCTGGCGATGGCCAGGAGCGAGGGCTGGTAGGTGCCTGGCGCCTGGAATATATGACTGGCCGTATGCACGTTCGGGTCGTCTACCTCCAAGGTGGTACTGTCATCGAAAATCCAGAACCGCTGGGCGATCTGCCCGTCCGTCTGGTCAACGAAGTTGAAGACGGTCGGCTGGACGGGCTTCTTTGGGTCCAGGGCTGTTTGGGCGGTGGCCGTCTGTGCCGAAATCCCGGTAAGCGGCTGGACGTAGAAGAAGGACGGCCGGGCGTCGTTGGACACCGTGATGTAGTTGCTCTTGGTCATGATGCCCTGAGCCGCCGTCTGGGTAATGACGTTCAGCTTGACCGTGTACACCCCTTCTTGCAGGTATTGGTGAATCGGACTCTTTTCCACCGAAGTGGTGCCGTCCCCGAAGTCCCACAGGAAGCGGGCCGTTGCCCCGGTGGTAAAGTTCTGGAAGCGGACCTTCATCGGCGGTGGCCCCGACCTCGGGAAAGCACGGAAAAGCGGCTTGGGGGCCAGGAACCGGCGCTCCAGGTCTTGGAGTAGGCCGTTGAGTGAGGTCGCCACCGGAAACTGCTTCACCCCCAGGTTGTTTTCGATTTGCAGGATGGCGTCCTTGATGGCGTTGTGATGGTCGGCCATAACGCCGCTGGACACCCAGGCCCCGTTGGGCCACTGCGTCTGGATCGACCCGGCAAAACCCCGAATGAGGTTCTGGAAGGCGGTGGGCGTCTTCTTGTCGTAGTAGATCAACTCGTAGTTGCCGGGTGATCCGGGCTGCGGTCCAACCCGGATCAAACCGTTGTCGGCAAACAGGGACGTGTCTTTGACGAGAACCTGACGGCTGCTGAAATTCAAACTCTGGGCCAAGTTCGTCTGGGCGATGTTCTTGGCCTTGTAGAGTGTGTAGGGACTGTCTATGGCGTTTGGGTAAACGGATAGGTCGCCCGTCAGATAACCTGGGTCTAGGGATGATATCCTGCTAACCAATTTACTCCTTGCTTTCCTCAGCCTCCCCTTCAGGTAGCTGAGCCTTGATGAATTTTGCCTGCACGCTATTCAGATAGTCTAAAACTCGTTGCTTGATAGGTGCGTCATCGTTCAAGGCCAGTACGGTCTTGACCATTTCAGTATCTAGCGGATGAGAAGTCAACATTTTGAGGTTTACGTCCTGCGTCAACCGCTGATTCCAGAAATCCTTCTGGGAATCGAAGTCATCGAAGTCCTTGAGCGGCTCGATCTTGGATAAACTCTCGAACGCCTGGAGGAAGAAGCGGGCCTCGTTCATATTGATGCGCAGCCGTTCCTCTAACTGACGCAGGGACTCCTCGCCGCTGGCGATGTGCCGGTCGATCTGCCGGAGGCGAATTTCTTCGGCCTTGATGTTCAACAGGTTGTGTTGCTTCGTGGTCGAATTCTCGACGCCGAACATATTCTTATCGCATTGCAGTTCTTCGATGGTGAGCTTGATCTTCTCCTTCTCGACCCGCAGCAGTTCGATGCGGTCCTTGCTATCGGCCAGTTCCAGGTTGATGGACTCGATAGTTTCCTTGCGGGTTTTTAGCTCCCGCAAACAAGTCCACATTTTGCCCTGGATCGTAGGTTCTTTTCCGATTATAAAGTATTTCAGTTGGAAGTAGCTGGCCCGGTTCTCAACGGGGAACTCCTTCATGACCTCGCTGATCTTCTGCATGATTTCTTCAGACATATTGCCTCCGAAGTAAGGATTTGCTATCTTATAAGAGAGTAAGGGAGGATTTATGAGCGTCCTAGTTGGCAAGCGCTGTTATTTGTCCGGCCCCATCGAATATTCCGATCTCTCTGCGAACTGGCGGATTGATGTCCGTCGCACTCTGCGTGACGAATTCCACATCGACCTCTTCGACCCCTTCGATGACCCCAAGCAGCAGTGGGTGCCTATTCTGAAGGAAGCCCAGGACAAGTGCGACTTCGATACCATGCACGAAATATCGAAGGCGTTCGTCCACAAAGACCTGGCGATGGTGGACCGGGCCGATTTCGTTATCGCTTACCTGCCGCATAAGGTGCCGACCACCGGCACCCACCACGAAATCATCAATAGTGCCAACGCCAAAAAACCAACGCTCCTCGTCTGCCCGCAGGGAAAACAGTTCGTGCCGTTGTGGTATTACGGCTTCATACCACACGAAGTCATGTTCAGCAGTTGGGGTGATCTCTATAAGTACCTGCGAGAAGTGAATGAAGGCAAGCACATGAAGAACAAGCGGTGGGCCTTCGTCTACGGCCTCATCTAATATATAGGGCGTTAGCAGATTTTTGCGCCAACGACGCCCTTGAAAGTGCAGCCTTTTTCGATGGCCCGGCTCGCCCATTCTAACTTACACAGTTCGAGCGATTCGTATTCGCTCATTTCTCCGATCTCTTTCCACGTCTTCTTGTGCATCAAGATGCCGTTGATACTGCCATCGGGGAAATAGAGCTTGCGGTCCACGATGGGGAAGAGGATGTCCTTGTCTTTCTCGACAAAATATGAGAACTTCTGGTCCAATCCCGCCCGGACATAACTCCCGGCGATAACGATAAAGTTCCAGGGCGACGGGGCGTGATTCATCCCGGCATTGATAAGGGATGTGATCGTGTTCTTGCCCACACGAGTGACACATTTCTTTCGCATGATCTTCAATTCTTCCTCGGGCGTTTCCTCGCCCGTGGCACAAACACAAGGCCGGTCGGGGTAGTAGACCTGGATGGACGAGACGGTGTTCCACAATCGGGACGCAGTACCATCGTGGCATAGGATGATGAAGCCTACGTCCAAAGGCTTGTAAACATACAGTTTTGACACAAATCCCTCGTTATACTAGACCGATATCGAAGTCAATGCGGATGCTATCCATTGCTGTGATGGCTCGATCTAAGGAAAAACCCGTGTTATCGGGGTTCGGCGTAAAACGGTTCAGAATCCAGGGGCTATTGACGAGTGCCCCTGGGGCGTAAATCTGGTCTTCCGAGCTTAACCGCACTCCGTTGATGTACACCCGCAGGCTGCCGTCCTGGAATGGATTGGGCAGGCCGGTGATGTAGTTGATGTAGTCCGGTGCCAGCGGGGTGGCCGGCTGCGGCCGGATGTCGTAGAAGTGCCGGTGGGCGGCGTCGAGCGGGAAGTTCAGACGGGCCGAGATACGATTAGGGGCATCCACCTGCCAGCTAATCTCGGGTGAAGGCTCGAAAAGTAATGGTCCCTGGTCGAAGAAGAGGATGTTGGAAAGCGTCTGAAACTCCAGACTCATATTCGTTGCGTCTGGATGAATGAATTGCAGCTTGGCCCGTTCATCGAACGTGAAGCGAACGTAGCTGATGTCGTCCCAAATGCCGTCCGTGTGGGCACCGATATGGTGGAGCGTCTGGTCTACCCGGTCCTGGCGCAGCGTACCGTCCGGGTTGAGGGACTGGTTCAGGCGGTTGGACAGCGTGCCCTGCGTACCGATAGAATCACGCAATATCTGCGAGTTGATGTCTACGGCGAAATTGATGAGTTCCATCCGAGTCATCAACGCCTGCAAGGGCATGTTGTCGAACTCGAATTGATACGGCTGCAACGGCTCGTATAGCGGAACAGGTATGAGGTCAATTTCGGGCATTGTTCTCCTTAAAGACTGTCTTGCAAGACGCCTAAGTTATATAGGTCATAAGCAAGAAAGACTTTCCAGTCATCATTGTTTTCATCGAACAGATCGTTCATCTGGGCGACCCAATCAAGCTCGTTGCCGTAATTGCCGCCGTAATGCCCCAGCAGTTCTTCGTCCGGCTCGATGTCACGGATGGCCGTGTACACGATTTCGCTGGCGTGTTGGCTGCGCTTGCGGTGCATGAGCTTGATTCTTTGTAGCTGGACGTTCTGCTGCTCCTCGGAGTTGGCCTGGTTTACGATGCCGCCGTAGCCCATCGGGACGATATGGTAGCCTTCTTTGGCGCCGAACTTGTACCGATTGGCATAATGGGTGCAGCGGTCGGCCACGGTTCCGGCCCGCACCAGCACACCAATCACTTCCAGATAGTCACCTTTCTTGATGGGCACCTTGGCAAAACAACCGAAGCCGGCATTAGGGAGGGTCGATTTCTTGACGTAAAATCTGTCGTCTGTCTCTTCGATGATATACATATCAGTCCTTCCAACCTATCGTCGCAACCTTTTGTTGCTGGCGTATTTCCTCCAGACTGGCCGGGGTGCCCATTTCGATCTCTCCGTCCTTGATCGCCTGGAGTAATTCCTTGAGGCCCACCGGACGCCCGATGAACGTGCTAAAGCTTCCCAGGAAATGTCTGAGGATGTCGCCGTAGACGGACTTTCGGTAGTTGGGGCCTTGATCGCAATATGTCTTGGCTTTTAACAGAGACTCTTCGTCTATCAGGTAGTCGAATGCCTCGTCGTTGAGATACAGGGCGTTGATCTCTTTGCCGGCGTCCTCGCTGTAGAACTTCTTAATTTCCAACTTGGCTTTAGACAAAGGATAGCCTCCAATTCCAGGTTATCTGCATTTGGCTGGTCTTATTCAGGTCGGGGAAAGTCGCCATACTGTAGAGGTCGCCGGTGGCCAGTTGCAGGGCCATCTCGTTCAGGGTGAAGCCGTTGGCTTCCTGGAACGTGATGACGGACGTGAATGTCGCCTGCGTGTTATTGTTGGCGTCTACCTGGGCGATGACCGGCTTACTGGCCCTGGTAATGCCGAACAGACCGTTCCGGTCGCTATTGACAAACCGCAACACCCCGCCGACCGTACCGCCGTCCCCGAAAATCATGCGGTTGACGTACAGGTTAAAGTCCTTGCTGACGGCGTTGGTTAGCGCCGCCGCCATCGCCGCACGGCCGGTACGGACCAGCGTGTTGTGAAATTCGATAACCTTCGTGGACCCGTCTGTGTATTCGATCAAAGCGTCGATACAACCGACTGCCTTGATTACGTTCTCATAGTTCATATTCCTCCTGTTTCAACAGTGCCGTCTGCATATTCGATCTGGAAGGTTATAGATTCTTCCTGGGTGACGTTTTCCACGACCTCGTTGCCGCCAGGCATGTTCAGTGCGGCCATCGCCAGGGCCATCGAAGTGCTTGTTTCGATGGTTTTCGTAATGATCTCTTTGCCCCGGCGGTCGTATTGGTCGAATTCGACGCCCTGGATCAGATCGGGCTGTTTGACGAACCTGTATATAGTGAAGTTGACCGGCGTGCCTCCTGCCGCCAATGTTTGCCAGTCCTGCTGGAGTCCACTCAAGGTAATCAATGAACCATTGATTGCTGCAATAGAGTAAAACTGTGAGTTTATTTCGATCAGGAAGTTCTCCATGAACCGATTGTTCTCCAGCACAATGGGCGGCGGGTTGGCGCCGTTGCTAATCATCAGGGCCAACTCCTCGTTCGTGCCCGTGTCCAGTTCCATGCCGTAGTACCGCACATACCCCAACTGACTGTCCGCCAAACGCTGGTAGATGCTCACCGTCACACCCGTAATCGTGCCCAGGGCGAAGTTGTCGATGTAGAATTTGTGCGTTTCGTCGGGCAAAAACCCGCTGATGAAATATTGAACGCCGCTGTAAAGCAGATACCAATTCGACCCCGCCAGCCCGATGTTCAATACATTACGAACATCCGTCAGCGTCGGGTCGTTCAACTCCACCCGGCCTCGTGGCGTGACCCCCAGATTGCCCGTGGCACTGTTGGCCACCGGCTGTAGCTGGTCCGTCAAAACCGAATAACTGACGTTAGTAGTGGTCGCCGGCAAGCTGCCGTCATTCAACAGGAGCAGACCACCGCTCGGCAAAACCTGGAGGATCGTGTAGGCGTTGGCCGAATAGGTCGGAATCAAGACCTTCCACGGCTGAAGGGCCTGGCCGTGATCCACGTCCCACTGGCTCTTCACGCCCAGGGCGCCAAAGTCCTCATTCGGGTCAGTAAGCTCGTAGCGGTTGTCCTGGATGATCGACGCCGACGTGTTCGTGTATACGTTGTTGCTCAGCCGGAAGGTGAAACCGCTTTTGTTAAGCGGCTCGGGTATGCCCGGAACTCCTGCCGTGTGTCCGCTCACAGAGGTCAGAGTATAAGTTCCAGCATTCGGGGACGGGGCCATGACCTCTAGGACGGATTCGCCGTCTATATTGACTCCTATATCATCCAGTTGTACGTCCGGTGCGAAGAGGGCAACGCCGTCGTTGTAGCCGAGGCCGAACGTCGGCGGTACGACGATCTCCGTCGAAGCCAGGACATTTCGCTTCACCTGAGCATAGGTTAAGCCGCCGTCCATCGCCCGGTTGAAGACGTATTGCGCCGCACCAGCAACCATAATCTCCTGTCCGTGGATGTCGATACAGGACTCAATCGTCTCCACCGGCGCCAATACAACCTCGTCCCGTCCGCCGGCAAAGTTCAGTGAGTGCAGAACGGCGTGGAAAGGCGCAAACTCACGGATTATGTCCTGGACCTCCACCAGCCGGTCGTTGCTCAAGTCCTGGATTTCCAGGTCTACTGAGAACTTGCTCCCCTGGCACTGGCTGCACGGGTCCAGGAAGTCGTTGGCGATATCACACGGGTTCAGAGAATCACGCAGACTGCCGTTGTATTCGTCCATGTTGTAGACGTTCTCGGAGTACGGAAACTCCGTCCTGATACGGCCGAAGATGAGGTAATCGGCATACGGGTGCCGGACGGGAATCAGTACGTCGAAGAGGGGGTCATCTTCTTCCAGCACCCGCACATTCCAGTTCTTCGGCGGAAACATCTGAAGAGTTTCGTCCCGCTGGTCGGCAACCTGGAGCGTCCGAATGTAGTTCTCGATCTGCTGTTGTGTTGCGTCGGGCACCGGATTGACCAGATACATGACCAGCAGGCGGTCCCCGACACTCAGGTGGATTGGGGTGGAATGCGTGTCACCCAGCCAGGTTAATGTCGTCTGGCCCATCGTTGTGGATAGGGAAACGTAGGTCGGGTCGAGTGGAACATACCCTGAGTCTCCGACATCCATGCCCGACGTGCGGTATCTGAGCCACAGGCCGAAGTTATTCGGATCATAGGGCAGAGCTACCTTGCTCAGCGGGAATGTGTTGGACCCTTCATAGATCAGGCCGTCTCGCCAGGTGTACGGCGAAATCACCTGCCACAAGCGGGTCAGCTTGGTGAGACGCACTCCGGCTTGGTCAAGGGCCGTCCTCAAGCCGCCGATGGTGCCTTTCCTTTTGAACAAAGGGATGGCTTGTTTGATTTGCCGCCGCCAGCGGGTGGTGTCGCTTGACTTGAGCTTCAGATCAAAGATGTTGCCCAGCAGCACTAGCAACGAGTCGTTGAGCGCATTGGCATCCTGAAGGTCAACGATCTGGGCGGCAAGATTTTCTAGCGTCGTGAAGCCGTCAGCAATGGCAGCATTGAACTTGTCCAGGACATCCGGGCTGAGGTCGCCGGGGCAGATGTACTCCTTGAACATCTCCGGCAGGTAGCGTTCCAGGAGTATCTGATACTTATCCTTAACCGTGTAGTGGGTCGGTATGGCGTTGATCGTCGCCGCATTGCTCGACAGGTAGAAAGCCTCGCTGCGGGAGAGCGAGTCGCCGGCCGGCAAAGGCGTCCAGGTCCAACAGATGTAGAAGTCGCCTTCCCGGACCAGTTCCGGCTTCCAGTTCAATCGGAAGTGCCCGTACTGCGGGTTGCCGTCGTCGTCCAACGGTATGTTCGTGATAAAGGCGTGTTCCACGTCGGTGGAGAGCCAGGCCGGGAAGCCTTCCGACGTGCCGAACGTCGCCACCGGCGTAGCTTCGTTGAAATAGACCTGCTGCGTCACCGTGAAGCTGTTCAGTTGGTTCTGTGCAATCTGGAGAGCTTGCAGGTTCTCCGGTGACGGGTTGGCACAGGCGTTCGCCTTGGCCGTGTCGTATTGCTCCTGGACCGCTGGGTCAACGTGCTGGGCATCGGCCTGTTCGATATTGCCGCCGGCAAAGTTCCGGGCGACGAAGTAAATGATAACCGTGTCAACCTTGTACGGATTGGCAGAGAAACACCCGCTGGCATCCGGCGTAAGGATGTCAAAAACGATTTCGTCAGAAATGGTGGGGTTCTCGTGTATGGTCTTGACTGCCATTGAATCCTTATTGGTACAAGAAGTTGATGGTCACTACGTCGGGACGGATGATTTCGTTATACTTGGCCAGCACTGTCTGCCCGGAGTTGTCGGGATTGTTCGTCGTGAAAGTGATCTCGAAGTGGTCAATCTCTTTGAGGTCGGACATGGTTTTTATCAGGTCGGTGTCTTTGAGCGCTTGTCCGTATTCCCAATTAGGCAGGGAGAAGAAGGCGGTCGCCCGCCGGCTGACCTTCACCCGGAACTCGTCCTCGAACTTGCGGAAGAACCGGGGCATCACCACGTCGATATTCACTTCGGTCAGAATGACCGTCCCGTCCCGCAGGCAGACGTAATCGGTAAACATCTTGACATGCTCCAGCATGTCCGCCAGGAGAAACTTCAGGTCGTCGTTGGCGGTTTCCAGTCCGTCCGTGCCGACTCGCTGTAGGATATATAGGTCGATCACATTGGCGGCGCAGCCGTAATTCCTTAACACCGCAGTAGATTTGCCGATTTGCCCGTTATAAGGAGTGGCAAACTGGTCGGTCAGGGTCTTATAATCCAATCCCGTCACCGCCCGGTTTTGGGTGCGCAGGTACGGCGGTAGTTTACGGCGGATATCTTCTATCGTGTCGCCATCATAGCCGAATTCACCCTTGGTGTAATTGCTGAGGTTGACCGGGACGGT